CTCAATATTAAAAACAGACTTTCCCATCACTCCTATATTGTAGCGGAATGATGGGGATTTCTAATATTGCCCTTCGGGGTCTGTGCTAGTTTGGCACTAACGGGATTCCCAACCCGGCTATTAAACTTTCGTTTACAGCTTATCAATCACCGCCATGCACTAAGAAACAACCGTATCGATTACAATAATTCGGTTAGCCTTGGCAATTGGCATCTCGATTAGGGACTTTACGACATCCGGTTTCATAGCACTCGAGAAGTGGTGAGCTTCAAGGACGCTTAATTTACTAGTGTACAAAGGCTATCCACCGAGATTAGTCAAAGTCACAACAATAATAGACTCATTGTTGGGGCTCAACCATTTCAACAACTAGACTTCCTTCGCTCAAATTGGAATACTTTGCTTTCAATCTAAGGCTTTGGTTGCCTTCGTTGCAGTCGATGCTTGCACACTTATAAATTTTGTTCTGATTAGAACTTTCAGTTAACTTTGGGTAGATTTTAATTTTCTTATCTTTTCATGTTGAACCAATCAATCCGTTTAAACTTTACGAATTAAATGGTGACATAACATTCCACTTCTGTACCGCAGAAGGTAGTTAACACCCAAACCGCCCCTTGAGGTGGGGCGAGACCTCCCAATTTAGCAGGTGGGGATTCCTGTAGAAATCATTAAGGCCTAACTTGGTTTTGGTCTTTTAGTCTCTTGACATTTCTTTCAAACTCCACAGCTGGGGTAATTCCTGTCGCGTAATCATTCAATAATCGTTGAGCGTTAGCCGTTTCAACCATGTGGTTAGAAACAGCTTGAACCCGTCGAATATAACCTTGCTCATCGGTACCAAGACCTAAATCTTGCGCTTTTAACCGAAAGTCAGGATTATAATCCTCCGGATTCCTAGAATAAATTCTAGTGACTGGACCGCCATCCAAATCAATGACGGTTTGTCCTCTACGCTCTGCAGCACCCTCTGCCGAAACAGCACGGGCGGCATTTATAACATCCTCTTGAAAATTATAATTACGAGTAACCCCTTGGGCTACGTCCTCAGTGTTCCAAGGGTCTTTCATATTAGGCCTAGTGTATAACAAGTCAGTAACATAACTTGGTACGTCTTCAGCCTCAGGATTACTAGGTAACATTTGTTCAATCTTAGATCCACCATTGTATCCCTTTAACTGTATGTCAAATAAACGCATGAACTGCAAAGAGTCCCACGCCGCTCCAGTCTGATCATCATCAGGAGTGGTTGCAGGTGGCTCTGTAGTGTCCCTTATCGGGGCATATTCAGCTCTTGTTACGCGATTCACACGCGTTGATTCGACTTTCCTTCGAAAGATCCTCGGCTTTACTTCAGGTCTCTGGCCGAGGGCAGAAGCCTTGCTAAGTTTCCCATATCCAGGTTAACTCCGTTCATTTTGGCAGCCACAATAGCATTAGCCGTCGCCAAGCGTAACTGTTCTAGTTGCGTCATAGGCAAAGGCAAATTGCTTACTGCACCGGTGGCGACACCGACTGCAGCAGGGTCCGAGTCGGAAGAATCGGTTACCATACCAAGACCTGTCATCTCAAAGAACGCCTTGGCCTCGAAGCCATAAGGCGCTCCAGCTTTAACACCATCTAAAAGGATGGCGCAAGCTAGCCTACTACGAATGTCATCGGGCCGAATGAAAGCCCCATTGTAGGGCCTCACATCAGCCTGATAATCAGAATCAGACTCTTTTATTGGTACAAAAGAGCAGTAAGCACTTTGCTGGTCAGACACTCTATGAGTAGAGGCCTGATTGAAAGACAACATGTTCGATACGGCATCAACCGTATATTCAACTGCATCGGACGCATTAGGATTGCGCCAAATAATGTAATCACCCTGCCTATCCACCTCAGCTCCCTTATAGTAAACCCGAATTCCGGCAGCAACAAGTCGAACTTGTCGCCGCACTAAATCGGGCTCCCCATCCATTTGGCTCTGTGTAAAGAGAGAGGATGTGCCCGCAAAGAAACCCATATCCGCAGATACAGGTTGATGCGAGGCATTCAGGAAGTTGTAGTCAGAAGCTGAGCTAGTGACTTTTGATGTGATAATGGCGGGCCAATATTCTGGCGGATCAGACTCGATACGCCAAGCCTGGTTCCCAGGGTTAGCTTGTGCGAACATCCGATAAGGCCAGAAGCCAACACCACCCACGCCATTTGTTGTGGCGTTAAAGCTACCTCTAGTTGTAACAACTACTTTCATAGACTTTTGGGGCATTGGACCTGGATAGCAAACTCTACCCTGCACTGAGAGCGGGGCATGTATTGCTGTGAAGTATGTCAAACCACACTTCGAAAGTGTGGTCATAGACTGTTGAGGTTTAGCTCTGATGGAACCCTTCGTGGTTCCAGAGAGCTGTCCTTTTGTTTGCGGCCCCCGGACTAGGGGTGATTTCTTCTCCACGTAAACGACCTTGGTCTTGCTCTGTGGAGCTTTCTTCTTTTGCTTTTGTTTTTGCTTCTTGGATTTGCCGGACATGGCCTCCAGAAGTCTTTCGGGTTCCTCCTCCCGATCTCCAAACTACAAATGAGTTTGAAGCCACTGCCGAATGCGGGGTAACTCAGGGCTACCTCTTAATTCATAAAACAACTGTTCCCTCATTTCGGGCGACTTCAACTTAGTCGCACCTCCCGAAAAGAAACGGTACAGTGTTTTAGGCCAATTCATTGGCGCTGCGCATTCAAAATTTTCCCCGGAAAAATGAGTCGAGCAAAACTCAATATCTCCACCCACATCATAATTCTTCATAGGGTGTCCGAGGCGCGCATATTGATTATGCGCATCGTCCGTTGCGTGTTCGACGCAATCATCTCCCATCGCTAAGACCCAATTGGATCCCAGCAACAGTGCAAGGGCAACTCGAATTCTTGAGTTGGTACTTGAAGTAACATACGAACCTGATTTCATCAAACCAGGAATCGTCTGAGCAATGAGAGTCCCATCGCTGAGGGAGAAAACAGACCTAGCTAGGCAATACATTCTACGTATAATGCCTCTGCCAAATTCCGCACAGCCCGAAAGCCGTGCGCGAACTCGCGCATCTAGTACTAATTCCCACTCTTTAACACTCCAGTCCCAACCAATAACATCTCCACTGGCATGCTTATACATCTGTTTAAAACGCAAGCGAAGAGCCTCCAAGTTACGATCATCTAGGCCCATTCCTGGACAGGATGGTAACCTACTCCAGTTGGCTATCTCCAACTGGTTTTGGTAGGTGTTGAAGTAACGTTCAACTAACTGATCCGCTAGTGCTTCACTAGCAATCAATCTTAACCTACCTTCTTCGATTTTGGATTGACTATGAGGTTCATTCTTCACAAAATCGCGGACGGGATCGCACCATCCTTGCCTAACCAGCTCAACAGCTGTCTCTGGCATTTCCTCCGGACCCATCAATCGCAAAACTCGCTCAGTAGCTACTTCTGCAATTAAATGGGTATGTACTAACATAACCTCAGCATTTGTTGTTCCAAATATCATTAATGGGCAACCTGGAGAGGAATCTTTCTTAACAGATTGATCCATCTCTCTCAACATCCACCTTTTGATTTGTTCAAATCCTTTAGGTGGCAATCGGGCTTTCCCAATTCGAGAATAAACTTCAACTAGCCTATCCTCCAGCTCAATTAAAATATCCTCTGAGGGCACTACAGCCTCTTCAAAAGCCACTTTATGAGCATCGGCCTGCAATAAGAAAGAATACAATTCTTCATGAACTCCTTTCCTAGGCCATTGATACTTAGTCATTTCTGGAAAATCTTTTAATGCTTCAGAAACGAGCTGATCGGTTTTAGTTGGTTCGCTCCCCTTAGGGACGCGACATCCGGTTTTACCAACGAGTGCTAGGCCTATACCTTTACTGACTAACGCCTGATACTGATACCATACATACGTACCATTACTATACATCCACGCACACGCACTTACAGATTGATTTAACACGAGAGGTTCTGTAGGACCTCTCCAAACACGTTTAAAGTGAGTGTTTTGGGATAAGGGGTAAACTCGACATTTCGAGCTGCTTTATTATAATTAACAAGCAAAATTCCTCCTAATCTTTTATCAGATGACCGAGCGCAATTTACTATCTCAGTACGCTCAATCTCCCATTTACAACCACAAACCCCCACGGCTACTCTGCCAGTTAGGGTTTTGTGGCTCTGCCACGTCAAATACTGAACTCCGGGCTCACAAGTGCAACCTTCAAAAGGCCTCCACTTGCGTCTCTCTATCGATACTTTATGAGGAACTCCCATATTTCGTAACTGATTATGATGAGTTCTCCACTTGTCAAAAGGAACCACATGGGTTCCCGGTAAGCGAGTTTTGTCGCAAAAGCAAAAACTTCCACAATTCCTAACACACTCACCTCCGTGAGCAACAATAGATTCAGGCATAACATTAATGCTATCCCATCCTCCCATTGCTCTGTAAGCTTGGTCTTGTACAAATTCTTCCTCTTCTGCATCGTCTTTATTCTCTCGAGCACTCAAATAGGCCCTACCGTGACTATCCGTAAACAGGGTGAAATCTCCCTGATGTTGCCGTCTGTCTTCACGTAAGTCCATCCAAGTGTCAAAACTCATTTCCGTGTCAGCATCGCTTTGATCCTGCTCTGCTAACCATTGATCTCGTAACCATTCTTCGTCTTGATCCTCAACATCATCTCCATCGTCATCACCTCGTTCAGATTCTGCACGATTCCGATCCTCAATAGAGGGGCTCAGAGCCCCCCCATCATTTGTTGGATCTGACTCCGCTAACACAGTACGGACACCTCTACGAATAGACCGTATCTGCTCCATGATTTTAATAATCTGATGTACGTTAATGGCGTAATTCAAAGTCCCATCAGAGGCTCCACCAACGTGAACTCCTACCAACTGGTTCTTTTGAATAACTCCACAACCACTAGATCCTTTAACACACGAAGCTGTGTGAGCAAGCATGTATGGGTGTAAAACTTGGGCCATAGGCTTCACCTTAGTGCCCTCAATTCTACCAACGGATGAATTAATCTTTCCGTCTACACGATACACTGCCGTGCATGATGACAACTGAGCTTTAGCGTGTATTAACGCCTTAACTCCAATTGACGATGTTAAATTATTGTTTACACGAATGAATGCAATATCAATTTTCCCGTGTCCAACAAACCGTCGTGCTCGTTTAGAACGATCAAACGCGACGGGTTTTGAGGAAGCAAACAAAGATGTAATTCCATAAGTTCCTTCTTCCTCTATGACGTGCCTCGCAGTCACGATGTACGTCTTTGGGGGGTTAGATTTACCAACCTTAAGGCAGGTCCCCATTCCGGTGGCAATCCAACCTCCGTTGACAAAACGCCAAATGACGACCCGAGCAGCATTATCAGTCGTTCGTAATTCTGTATCACTTGAACCTACTATAATGCTCTCTTTCTCAACTGGACCAACAACAACAGGCTGTGTTTCAATTCTCAAATAATTAACAGCCCATTTTCCTAAGCGGGAAAGTCTTGAGCACACAGCTCTACACAATCCACACCGGGGTTTAACCACCTCATCTAAGGCGGGGTCAATATACAAACTAACATCCACTTGTCCTCTGGTTTTAATCGGATTTTGAAACATCCAACTAAATAAACACCAAACCCCTCCCAGGCTCGCAGCCCAAGAAAAGACAAAAGTCTTATAAGGAATTTGTTGTATTAACCAAATTATGGCCATTAAAATGGTCCAAATCAAATTTTGTGGCCACAAATACCAAGTTAGGTCACCAACTAAGGTACTCGTGGTTGGATCAGGAACGGAAAATTCGGTAATAAAAATATAAACACCATAATAAACATTGTCAAATTTCTCTGACACACTGTCTACACAATGCTTAATTAAACCAAATGGCTCTTCCATTTCCCGAAGCACCCACATTCGTGACCTGCTAAAATACCCTCCCTTAGGGGGCACTTGATACATAATCTCAAACATGGGCACAACACATTTAATTCGGCTCGGAGCAGTGACGCCTATTGGCCATACCTTCAGGTTGACTTGTTCATAAGTCACCTGACTGGAATAATAGCCATCAAACATAATCCTTTTAACGGAAGGAATATGTGCTATATGAGTTAAATTCTCTTTCCTCAATACATTGGAAAAAGTATCCCCATAAAGGGGTAAATCGAACTCTCTAACAGCGTTCACTACTGGGACATGTTGAACAGTCATCGTGACGTTTTCATGTACCCACTCATGACCTGGCACGCAACCCCCTCTCCGGGGGCTATATGCCACTTCAGCCCAACTGTAAAATGATATAATCATCAAAACAATTAAGCTAAACGTGGACCAGGAGATCATCCTTCTCCTAGCTTGTACTTTATGCTCCTTTGTCTGTGGAGCAATTGTCCAGCTTTCCGGTGTTATCTCTTGTATGACTGGGCGCGACGCCTCAGTCGGCAAGGATTCTACCGGTTTCGGGGGATTCAAGATTCTCTTGATTGAGTTGCTAGTAATAATAGCTACTCGTTCCTCCAAATTGGGTCCTCCTTCCAACACCTTGTCTAGTGCTGCCAGTTTCTTTTCAAGAACATCCACAGAATTAGCGATCCCTTCGATAACTATCGCAGGGTCTGTTTGTGTGGACGCGGTGGCTAAAATTTTCCCTACCACAGTGGTAGGTTTAGTCACAATAGGGGGAGCCGAAGAAACTGGTGGTTCCACCACAACACTCTGCGGTGTATCCACCTTCTCCTCCTCTTTCTCCTCCTCGACTGGCTCGTTTTCAGGCAAAATTTTCATAACGACAGCATTGGCTCTAGCTGCCATTGTCCTTTCAACGAGTTGCGCCGCTTCATATACTTTGCGGCTCAGAGCACTACGCGCAACTTTCTCCTCAAGGTGAGGGGGTTGCACGATTTTACTGATCCCGACATCAGCTTTGTCACACAAGTGACTAACGGGCCCAACACTCTCCGGTTCAAAAACACCGGCAACTACCACCGGAGCCACGCTCCGGGGTATATTTCCGGTATTATTGATCGCAATCGTAGTAGTTAAGGTTTCCACCTTAGCATCGACTTTTGTCGACAGCTCCAAGAACTTCTCAGAGTTCTTAGTCACCACTTCAACTAACTTCTTGAGGGTTTCAAATTCCCCAACAACTGACTTCAATTGCTTGCGGGTTTCCTCTCCCTCCCTTTTGAGCTGAGCAACCATCTTGTCGCTCATACTTTGGTGTTCCTTACGAG